ACTTGGCTCAATACCTTGTATTTCATCTATGGCCTTATCAATTTCAGATTCGTCATCGTCATAAGTTTCATCTGAGATCTCAACATCGGCATAAAAACCAGTAATTTGTTGTTTCTTGACTTCATTGAGAGACATGCTGATTGCATGTGTAATTCTTTCAGCTGAGGACATATCAGATGCCTCGTAAGGCACAATTAAATCCTCTGGCGGTATAAACTTAGATACTGCCTTATTCGTTACACTGTCAAAATAGACTTTCTTAAATGCAGATCCGGCTAACGGCAAATAAAACAAAAGCATATCAAGCTCCGGATCATACTCACTCATTACATTCATAATGTAATAGTTCATAAACTCCTGGACTCTTTCAGCTTGGTTTTCTGATTCTATTGTCCTAGCACCAATTATTTCTGTTTTTACAGGACCTTTCGCTGGCAGCATTTCTTTATAAGCCTGGGCCTGGAATTGTGTAACTGCCTCTGCAAGAATGGGATGGATTACTCCAGAGGATCCTTCAAAGGGTTGTGACCTAGACTCATCAAACTTCATGCCTAGGTATTGCAGGCCATCGGTGTATGTTTTTTCCCATTCGGACCTGGATTGTTTGTCGCTCTTAATAGAGCTTAAAAGATCAGATGATATTTTCTGTAAAATAGATTCGTCTACAAAGTCAACCAGGTTAGCGTTAAAATCCATCTGTGGAGCTGGTTCTTCCAACATTTCATCGTCTAACAAAATTTCTTCTTCATTGACTAAAATTTGTGCTGCATTGGCAATTTGATCTTGCCTGGTTTCTTCTGGCATAACTTCAACAGAAGATCCTTGTACCCTAATGTCTGGATTGTTTTCGGTTCCGAGTGCTTTTTCTATTGCCATAATTTTTAGTGTAGCACTCTGGGTCGATTAATGTCGTCAAGATCCTCAAGCTGAACAATGCTTTGTAATTCTCCTTCAAGAATTAACCCTTGTGCCTCTGCTATTAATTCAGCGTTAGCATGATTACTTGCGTGTATATCTGGGCCCGTATATTCATCTCCGTCCCAGATAAATTTTGTTATAAATATCTTCATCAATAATAAACCTGTCTGTTCGATTTTAAAAGCCTGGCCTCGTCTTGATAATCTTCATCTAATGAAACAAAGCCGCCTTGTCTAAATCTCATCAAAGCCATTGTAGCACTATCGCAAAAGTCATCATAATCTCCAAATGGAAAAGACGCCATTTCTTCAATTACGTCATCTGCAAAATCATGTTCCGGGGCCCAAACCATTCCAGATTCAAATATAGGTGCCACACTGTTCATTCTGGCTATTTTATCCTGGCCTCTGCTTGGACTGTAAGCTGTAACAGGTATGCCCATGCGCCTCAATTCATGCGTAAGTGGTGTCCCAGATGCTTTGGCCTCAATCAATACACAGTCTGGGTTCCAATATCTGTACTCCTCCATGGCCATTCTTTTCAGCTCTGGAAAGTCAACTCGAACTCTTTTGGCATCTAAAAGCATAATTGCATCTGCGCTTTCATCACCAGCATTAAATATTGCCCAAGTGGTTATAGCCGAGTAATCAGCAGTTTCTTTTTTTGAAAAAGCCGTATCGTAACTTTGTATTACATAAGAATATGGCGGTATATCTTCGTGCTCCCATCTTTGCCACCACTCTCTTTTTACAATGGATCCTTCTTCTGCGGTAGGATTTTGCATCCACTGAGAGTTCCATTTTGATATTGGCAAAGATGCTTTGACACCTAGCAGCTCTTCTTTTTTCCAAAACTCTGGCCATAAAGGTAAATCTGATTCTGGCATAATTGCAGGAAACTCCACCACTTCCCATTTATCAGCATTTTCATCGCCTTGTTTTTTTAAGACTTTGCCCACCAAGTCTTTGGTAGACCACCTGGTCATAACAATCACGATAATGCCTCCTGGCTGTAAACGCTGTCTAGGACCAGAGGTATACCATTCATAAGCAGATTCTAAAGATTTCGGCGACAGTGCATCTTGTTCTGAGTGTGGATCGTCAATAACTAAAAGATCCGCACCACGACCTGTAATAGCACCACCGACACCAGCAGCAAAGAACTCGCCTTCCTGGTTACTTGTCCACCTTCCTGCTGATTTGTTATCTGCTTGCAGTTGTAGATCCGGAAAAATATGTTGATATTCTTCGCTGTCAATAATGTTTCTGACTTTACGACCAAACCTAACTGCTAGTTCGGCGGTATGCGTAGTCTGGATTATTTTAAGATTGCCTCTGCGGCCCATCATCCAAGCAGGAAAATATGTTGATGCAAATTCTGATTTTGAGTGCCTGGGTGGCAAACAAACTATCAATCTTTTAAGTTTACCGTCTGCAATTTTATTAAATTTTTCTGCAATAATTTTATGATGGCGGCCTTCTATAAACTCTGGCCACATGTGTTTAACAAAACCAATAAAATCTTTTTGACAAGAATCTTGTTTATCTAATTGATCGTATCTGTGCAACAAAGCTACGGCCTCGGCTTTGTCTTGCTCGGATAATATATCGAAATCTTTTAGAGAAACTTCATTCATTTTTATAAAGTCGGGCCAGGCAACCAGGTAGTGACATAGTAGCTACCTAACCCTAAGCACCGAAATGCCTAGGTTTAGTATAGATTAATAAACACTGCTGACAAAATAATAAGCAATGTAAAAACTACCATGGGCAAATACCTAAACCTCATGCCAGTTTGGATCTCCTTCAAATAACATTGATTCTGCTAACCTGCGTCTTTCAAGGCCCGGCAAAACTTTACCATTAGCCTTATTCCAGCGGCGCATTTGTTGTGGGACTTCTTGCATTTTACCTTCGTTTAAAACACGAAGGAGCGTAGAGCTGCGAAGGTTGGTTGGCCCAAGATTGTAAGTCCAGGCAACCATAGCGTCTAGTTGGTTTTGGTCTAGTGTTTGGGTTACCGCATCGTTTACATAGCCAGTGTATTCCTCAAGCTCTTCTTCAAGCCAAGCATCTGCTTGTTCTTGCGTGCAAGTATCACCCATTTTTACATTTTTTGTTCTGCCAAAAGCTATGGTAGGCACTCCCGCGCTGCACAAATATGCCTCAGTCTCACATCCTTCAAATTTTTTAATTAAGGCTTTGCCTTCTTCTGATATATTCATTCTTTTTCCCCTGTTGTTGTAACTTTTCTGTAGTAAACCACTACGTCTTTAAGCTCTGTTATGTACCTTTTTATCTCTTGCATGTTATAGGCCATAACTTCATAATCTGGAATCGTCATAGCTAAGAAAACTAATTCGCCCTCCTGGTTTTCTATTCTTGCTAATTGCTCTTCCCAATTATCTGGTGTTACCGCGATCCATTGCAATTCCTTGAGATCTATTTCTCTGGGCATGATCGGCTGCACAATCTTTTTCTCTAAAGGTTTTGCAGTAACTTGTATTTGTTTAGTTGGAAGTAGGCTGCAACTGCAAGCCACTATCAAGACCATCAATAGTGCTACTGATTTGCTCGATGTTTTCCATGATATGTTTTGTACCATTATTTATTTTCCTTTCCATTTCTACTGGGTCAGCCAATATTTTAGACGCTAATTCATAGTTTTGTATAAACTGCGTGTATCTGCTCAATTCTCTTTGTGCGGCTTGACTTTTAACACTTAGATCTTGCAGCTGTTGTGTCTGCAATTCAAAGTCTGCTTGTATTGATTTTATTGCCTCTTCTTGCGTTGCTACTGCGCCTTCCAAAACTGCATTATTAGTTTGAAGTATTTGGTTTTGGCTGTAAAAGTAGTAGGTAGAAAAACCAAGAACTAGAATGATGCCAACAAATATTTGTTGCATTATCCGTTTAGTGGATTATCGTCTTTCTTTTCTAGCTTAGTTTCTAATTTCTCAAGGTTGTTATTGAGACTTTGTAGGTCAGCTATAATTGTGGCTATATCTGTTTTAATTTCTGTAACATCCGGGACCTTAATATTGTCAATTTCTTTTTCTAAAAATTGTACAGATGTTTCTATAGACGCAAATCGCTCTTCAATGATTTGCACGTTATCCTCTGCCTCGCTGATACCGCCTATCTTAGATTCGAGGTTTTCTAACCTGTTAACGTACTCAGCTCCCGTGTAGCCGAATCCGGCCAGCGTACCCACGATTCCAACCAGAGCAATTATTTGTGTAGTTTTGCTTTGAAACCAATCCATTTTTACCTCCAAAGGTTAGGTTGGTCCTCAATCATCTGGCCCAAACCTTTTAAATTTTCGTTGACCAAGCCAAAAAAAGCCTCGGTATTGTCATCTAGTGTAGCAGAAGTATAAATATTTGCACTAATATACCAATCTGTACTGTCTACCATGGTAACTTGTTCGTATGAGTTGAATCCTGGCACATATCCAATCAAGGCAACAAGCGTGCTTTCGTCACCGTATTGGCCAGTGTCTTCTTGCTCTTGTTCTATTTCTTCTTGTTGTGTTTGTAAGTTTTGAGCTATAAGGTCTTCTACCACTGTTTCTGTATCAGAGGATGTATTCATAGAATTTATAGACGTATCTATTTGATTTTGTACCGTACTAGTAAATGTATCAACAGAAACAACAGAAACATTAACATTGGTTGTATCGCCTGCGCTTATAGTGTCGCCTACATTTGTTGTATTGCCTACGCTTGTTGTATTATCTAAACTATTGCTTGATGATGTGTCTAAAGTAGACATAGAACTCATATCTAAAACTTGGTTGGTTTGCATCGAAGCTAAAGCAAATTGGTCTGACCTACTAGGAGAACTACTGGTACTTATTCCACCTCCACTTGATGAAGTTGAGGATGCAAAACTAGAACCACTTATGTTAGATGTAGATGATGAAGTTGTTGAACCATAGTTTACAACTCTATTAAAAGAAACAGATGAACCTGTATTAAATGAGTCAACGCTGTCTGAAACAGAAGTAGAGCTTATGTCTTCAAAAGTAAAACTATTATTAGAAGAGGTTGCTACAGCAGTACTATTTGAGACTGAGGCAACAGTTGTTGAAGTCTCTCCCCTTGAATCAGTAACGCTTTCTTTAGCAGAACGCAAAGTTCCTGCAACAATATCAAGAGCATTAATCCTTACTGAACTTCTTTCTTTTTTTTGCTCGCTTTCTTTTTCGTGTTCTGTTTTGGCAAGACGCTCTTCTGTTTCTTCTTCAAGTTCAAATAACTCTTCTTCTTCACCAAGCTCGTCTATTTCCTCTTCAAGCTCTTCAACTTCTTCACGAATTGCAAATATTTCTTCTTGCAACTCTAATTCTTCCCTTATGATAGTATCAAACTCATATAGCTCTATAAGCTCTTCTGCATCTAAAATATCTATTACCTCTGTCTGGTTGTTAGCATAGTCATCTACAACTAAAACCTCTTCAAGATAATCTATATGTTCTTCTTGCGTACTGTGTAGTTCTACAGCGTATATTTCTTCTTCAAGTAAAAAAAGTTCTTCTTGTAAAATTTCTTCTTCATACCTTTGCTGTTCTTCTTCCCACGCTAAATCTTCTGCTACTCGTATTTCTTCTTGTTCTGTATCGTACAAGTCCATCATTACATCTACATCATCATAAGACGTTATAAGTGTAGTCTCAAAATCTATCATGCCATCATCACTAAAACTTACATCTGATCCCATCCAATCATCTACTTGTTCTTGTCCAAATTGTTCTACATCTAGCTCATACCAATCAGCATCAGTAAATCCTTCACATCTATTTTCGTAGCAAGGGTCATTAGGATCAAGGTATTCGTCATACTCTTCGTCATACCATAAGTCTTCTTCGGTATATCCATAATTATCTTCTTCTACATAGTAAGCTACTGATTCATTCTGTTGATATCCAGGACAAGATGGAGAGTATTGTGCATCATCTTCGCACTGTTGGTCATCGTAAGCATCCCAATAATTAGGACAAGTTGTATCATACAACTGCGTTATATTACATTGCTGTGTTAGATAAGCAGAAGCGTAACCTGTACATTCATCGCTGTATAATGAATCTATATCACATTGCTGTGTAAGATAAGCAGCAGCGTAGCCTGTACAATTTACATCATTAAGAGCGCTGCTACAGTCCAAAGCGTTGCCCGTGCCAACTCCATACAAAGATCCACCACCCTCAAGTAATGTATTTGCCGAGGTGTTGTTCCAATCTGTGTTTACACAACTGCTAGAATTTGTCGTGCCAACGTTACATTCATCGTGAAACAAGTATTGGTATATTTGTGAGGATCCACTGCCGATTTCACCAATAATTACATCATGGTTTATAATGTCTAATTCATCGTATCTATATTCAAAGGTGTTGTTGGGCCACAAAATAACCTCAAAACTATTATCAGAATCTCTGTTAAATTCTCTCATGTCATACCAACCAAAGATCATTTTAGAGCTGTCGCCGTATGACTTCATCCTGGAGTCGTTATCTCTTATTAGATCTGTCCAGAAAGGCAGCAACGAGTATGTATAGGCCTTTGTGCTTAATTCATCTGGTGTGTAGTCACCACAATAGTTATTGTAATTTATGTTGCCAGTACCAAGGCCAAAATGAACGCAGCCATTGGTGGCCATGCGGGCGCTATTAAAAGTTTGTCCGTAAAAAGTGAAATTAAACGGTATGTTTATTGTTGTTGAAAGCTGATCGTCACCGACCTCATAGGCTAGTTCGCCTTCAAAATTATCAGCATTTTTTTGCAGTTGATAAAGGTCTTGTGAACCTTCGTAAATATACTGGCCTAAAGCGTCTAAACTAAACAGGCACGCTATTGCGTAGCATAGAATTCTTTTTTGCATTGTTTATTGGTTTTGGTTTTTCTTGTGTAAGTCTTTTTAACCAAGCCTACGACATCTTTGTTTATTTTTGCTCTATTTGGATTTGATTCATAAGTGCATTGTCTAATAAATTCTTTTTCTGCATCTTTTACATCTGGTCTTTTGGATTGATTGCTGGCCCATTCTGCTTTTGCCTCTTTGCCAATTTTGCCTTCGTATGGACAAGGAGTTCCTGCCATTGCCATGGCCTTGAACACTCGTTTGTCCTGGCATAACAAAGCAACGGATGCTACTTTCATGCCCATGTCATACAAATACTTGGATAGCTTTAATCTTTCACAATTTTCGTCTGTAACAGTTTTACCGCCAGAAAAACCAAAAATTTGGCCTTGAAATGCAGCCGACCGGCCTACGGTACAGAGATCCTGGGAATAACTCATTATGCTTGGCGCAATGGCCGATGCAGGCGGTGCCTCTGATTTAATATTTTGGTTGATCGTCTGAGTTGAATTTGATTCGTTGATGTTTCTATTCGTGTTATCTGATTTAGAATTATTTTCATTTACATTAGTATTTTTGTTATCGGTTGTAACATTAGAATCCGATGTTGAGTTGTTCGTATTAGTATTATTGTTTGTATTATTGCTTGTATTGTTATTGGTGTTGTTATTATTACTGGTGCTGTTGTTTGTATTAGTATTGTTAGATGTAGAATTATTGGTTACATTTTGATTTACATTTGAATCAACTGTTGAAGTTGATGTATTAACATTTGTATTAGTGTTGTTGTTCGTATTGTTTGAAGTATTGGTGTTGTTGTTCGTGTTGGTGTTTGTATTATTAGTACCACCCGAAGAAACATTATTATTTGTGTTTACACTACTGCTTGTGCTGTTGTTTGTGTTGTTGTTGGTG